TGTCAATCCAGGAACACTTACTGGCGCTGCAACAGTTAAAGTCGGTGGCGCCGGAGATGATGCCCTGACTGTTAACATCACAATGGGTGCAAACACATGCACATTGTTGACCGCAGGTGACTACACTGTTCTGCCTGTTGATGTAACAATCGTCGGTTCAGGCGCAGGTAATCCTCTGTTCAATCTGACATACAAAGTTGTCAGCGCAGCAATCGTGCTTGCTGGTTCCGGATATGCTTCAGTTCCAGTAGTCACTGTGTCTGCAGGTAACGCAACTGGTGTGGCAGTATTGACGACTGGCGGCGCAAACGCAATCGTTGCTTATGCTTACACAGGCGGCAGCAACAAGATTGCTGACATTGTGAAGCAAGAAGGTTCAACATACTACAAGGTTCTGACTTCAGACAGCGTAGTTGGTGTTGATGATCGTGCTGTGCTACAGGCTGCTACTCCAGCGGCAGTTGGTCAGATGACAATCACTGCGTTTGATCAAGCCGGAGACACATACTGGGTCACGAAACTCACAATGAATCTGGCAACGCTTGTTCAGGGCACAGGTGCTGTATACGCCAATAACACTTCGGTGCAATGGTCGTTTGCAGCAGCGGTTGACGCAACTCCAATCGTTCAGATTCAGAACGCATAATGGTGGATGATATGGAAACAACTCGACGCAAAACAGATTCGGTAACAGACATTTCGCTGATGATAGCGAATGAAAATGATCCGAAGCAGCGAGCCTTTCTGATTGTTCTGAACAGTATCAACCTGGCTCTTGAGGCTAACACCGCAACAGTCAGGGAGATAAGCCAAAAACTTGAACATCTTCTTGATGACTTTACCAATCATGTAACAGAAGATGAACGACTTGTTAATCAAGGTCGTGGAGCCTGGAAGGTCGTGGCTTGGGTCATAGGTATTGCTCAAGTAATGGCCACCGGCGCTTGGTTTACACAACGAAACGAGATATCTGACCTTAATAAGGCGGTTCAGGCTGAATTGATTGGATATACTCAGGTAAGGACAAGAGTTGATGTACTGGAAAAAACAGTAACAAGTCACATTGACGCAAGCACCAAAAAAGGACCTTAGAGTCCTTTTTTTGTTGTTAACACTTTCAACTTGTCGATCACAACATCAAAATTTACGGTGTTGAACAATCCGGGATGCAATGGTTTGGGATATTGATTATCCCCTACCCATGCATACCCGCAATGTTCATGATTTAGCACCGGAGTAAACTCGTTTTCAACCTCACAGAAGAAGGTGTGATACACAAACGAATGATTGGTAAACTTCTGAATAGGAATAAGTTTGGCCTCTGTAGGAAAGAATCCGATCTCCTCTTGGCATTCTCTTGTGACGCCCTCAAGCAGAGTTTCACCATTTTCTACTTTACCACCAGGGACACCCCAATTGCTGGAGTTTTTCGGTGTGGAGCGTAACAAATACAAATATCGTTTTGTTTTTGATGCGTAGAAAAATATACCTGCGGCAACACTCATCATCTACTTATGATACCACAGGGCCCTCTCTAAATTACTATGGAATAGTCACCTTGTTCAATCCAACCTTCCCAAGACTTCATCCACATATCTTGGGTGAACCTGTACTGGACATTGGTTGTGAGGTTGGTGACATACTGAACGGCAGTCGCATTAATACTGTTGAAACTAACAAACCATTCCGCTGCCGTTGAGTCATATTCAATGATGTCATTGGCATTGGCAACTAATGTTCCCCATGCAACAGTGGAGTCACCAGGGTTGCCGATGTTTTCCACGATGAGATACCGACGCCCATTTACTGGACCCGGTAGTCCGGCATTAGGCCCCGTGAGCAATGGGTTGACTACACTATCAACTGGCAACAGGGTGTTCTGTGGCAAAGTATCAACGTCGATATTATAAATCAGCAGACGATCATCATTTGGGTCAATGACAATGGTGCCGACAATCTCTGTGGTCATATACGGATTCTGAATCCAGATTTGAGATATGCCAGGGCGCATGGTGCCGTATACGTTCAGCACACTCGTCCAATAGACATCAGTATTCGGTGGCGCCGGCAAGTCAAGATCCTGGTTGTTAGGGTATGGTGCCGAGTCTGCAGGTAGAATCTGTAGAGAGTTGCCGAGTAATAACAATTTGTAGCCGTATGGAGTAATCTTCTGTCGTGTGCCGAGCAACAGATCATCATCCTGAATATCAGTAAGGGCATTTCCCTTGAAAATTGACGCAATGATCTTCTCAATGACGCCGAATTTCCTCAGCTTGGAAGCAGTGCTAATCCAGATAGGCATGTAGAACTTCCACGACATCACATCAATAGGATTACCGGTGCCTTGAGGTATTGTGCGTGAGGAGAAAGTTAGCCCGTCTTGAAATACCACACTCAGAGAGGTCCAGTCAATGAAGTTATCAGTTGATTGTATTTCTAATGCAGGATTGAATAGGGCACCGAGTTGCTCAATGATCTGTAACTTCTGATTATAGTTCGTGGTCCACATGTCAACTGTGACGCGCAGGGTATACGGCACGGGCATCAATCTCTCAATGGAGAATGCCTGTCCTTGCACTTGCTCATATGATTGGGTTTCTGTATTGTATGAGCGTTGACGAACATTGATGCGGTCAACGAAGGTTGGATCTTGTGTTCGCTTCTGATCATACTCAAGACCACTGATATAAAATGTAATCATTGGAGCACTCGGTAGATTGCTTGCACTGTTGTTAGCAATGATAGTGGCGGCTTGTCTACTTGAATCACCATACATCACCGGAACTCGGACGATGATATCATTACCGGCAGGGTCTTTGCCTTTAGTTACATGCCAATTGGAGAAAATCTTTCCAAATTGAATTAGAAATCTGCGTATTTGGTTATCATAGAAGAATTGTGCCAAGATGAATCCTTTATAGCACGGGCGGAAGTGGATCCGGTGCAAGTTGTAATATTGAAGACAACGGCTGCTTCTGTGGCACCAGAGTGCCATCGGTCATCAATGTTTGGTTGTCGTTGTTGATGAAACTTGATGTTTGTGATTTGTCTGCTGTCGTCATGCCAGTTTCGGTTCTGACATCCGATGAAATTCTGATCCATAGTTGACCGTCCCAGCGATATAGTAACTGCGGGAAATAATCAATACGGAGAAAGTAATCACCGATCTGTGGATTCGTCGGGAAAGTAATACCGGCGCCAGTTGGGAAACCGTTTGGCGCAGTGCCATCGCCCGCCAAGTATCCTGTGGTGTATCCGAAAGATCGCGGGCTGCTACGAGCAATGTATTGGAACCGTGGATCGCAATCTGCGCGATAGTCCATGGTGTTTGGTCCATACGGTTCAGTTCCTGTGAAGCCAGCAGCCTCTGGATTCTGATCTGCGGTGGCATACGTGTTGTCAGCAGTTCCATAAGGTCCTGTGACAGCCCCCATTGATTGAACTGATAGAACGGTGTCACCACTTATCGGACCTGAACCAGATCCTATTCTTGTCGGTGGCAACTCAATTGATTGCAAACTCATCTGAAGGAATTCTGCCAGCGGTTCATTTGACATATCCGCTGTCATATCCCAGATGCTTTGTATAGCCTGCTTGGAGATGCGAATAGCAGGGCTAGCTGTCTTGAATTCAGGTGAGCGCATCATCACCACAGTTCCTACTGCCGGTGGTCCGCCTCCTGCAGTAACAACGATATCAATCGGTGGTGCAGGTTGATTTAGATTGTTTGAGTCTGCCCCGTATGTCGGAACAATGTATAACTTAGTGGTGTCGTATCCTGCTTTTGGTAACAACCTCTTCGCCTCTGCCAGAACAGCATCATTGACAGCAATGTTCTTGTTATAGGTTGACAGAATATCTTTTAGATTCTGATTAGGATCAAGTTCCCAATATAAAGGATCCGGTGGCATGATTCCTATTGGAACGTCCTGCTTGGAGATGTATGTCTTATCACCGAATGTAATTGAGTATCCCGCTGGGTATGTTTTTGTGGCATCCCATATTCCAAGAAAGTTATCCTGATTGATTGGCGCAGAGAGAATCTGTGAGAACTCTTGTGAGTCAACAAGTGGTTCGCATTTGATACGCCACAGATGTGGGAACCAAGTTGGAGAGAACCCCTCACTGGCATAGTTCCCGTCGGTGACTTGATAGAAGCGCCTAAGCGATGTTGGTATCTTGTCATTCAGTGGATTGTAGTCAAGCAAATGCGGCAACTCAAGCACATCACCTACAATCAACTTACGTCCGATAAGGTCAATCATGGTGTTGTAATGAACGGTGATGAACAGAATGTCGTTGTTCAGGAACAGACCGAACTGACTAAGATCAAAGTCCAGATTCTGTACGTTGTAGTGACCACGCAGCCTGATAATATCAGGTTCGTATGTTCTATCCCTGTTCTCCATAAACAGCAGATCCTGGATATGAGTAGGATCCAGTGAATCATACTGCGGTTGAGTGGCATCAACCGATGGTCCCTGATTTGTTGGTCCGAGATACTTGTGAATGTACAGATCCGTGGCGCCAGCCTGGAGCATCTCGGCAATGGTACGATCAATGTACCGATAGTTATTTGTCTTTTGGGGCGTGTAAAGGGACAATCTTGGCATAGAGTATTTATCACTTGACAACAAACCCCACATGAGTTATACTGAAAGTGAGAAGAAAGGAAAGCAAAATGTCTGAAGTCAAACTAAATGGTTCTCTGTATAAAGTCACCATGACTGAATACGAAAGAGGCTACGGTCAGCGCCCAATGGGTGAAAAGTTCTTTGACAACGAGATAGAAGCCAAAAAGTTCTGTGAGGAATACTTCGGTGGCGATTCAGAGTGCTATTTCAGGGCTGACTATCGCAAAGTAGCGTAGGTTGACAATAAATCCTAAATCTGCTATAATACGGGTTACTGAAAGAACATCATGGAACACGTTAAATACCCGAGAACGCCGCACTTGCCCTTCTCGCTTGGTCGAACAAGCGATGACAAAGTGTTGTCTTCCACAGACCATTTCCTTGGTAAAGAAGTCGTTGTCACAGAGAAAATGGACGGCGAAAACACCACGATGTATCGTGATGGATTCCATGCTCGTTCACTTGACAGTCGCCATCACCCAAGTCGTGATTGGTTAGCAAAATTTCACGCCGGATTCTGCTTCGATATCCCCGACGATATTCGAATCTGCGGCGAGAATGTGTATGCCAAGCACTCTGTTGAATATTCTGATCTGCCAAGCTATTTCCTCGGTTTCAGCGTGTGGGAACAGAATCATGCCCTCAGCTGGGACGACACCAAAGAATACTTCGATCTACTCAGAATCACTCCGGTTCGTGAACTGTATCGAGGCCCGTTCAATCTTCCGAGATTAGGTGCTTTGGCAAAATCTCTGAACACTGACACCACCGAAGGATTCGTCGTTCGTGTCGTTGACAGCTTTGACTATGACAACTTTGGTACTTCTGTTGCGAAGTGGGTCAGGGAAAAGCATGTACAGACCGATCAACATTGGATGCATCGGACTGTTTTGGCGAATGGGCTTGCTATTTGACATTATACCCAAACTTGACAAATATTCCCAAATCTGCGATAATACAGATTAACTCGCAAAACGGAACAAAATGTCATACATGCAACAAGCACTCCGCGAATGGGCCTGGATCGTGGGTGCAGTGCGGCCGGATCAGCAATGGCTCCTGACTGACTACGATTCGTGGGAACCAAACCCGCACTATCAGGGTCCTGATCAAGGTCACCCCGAAGATTATTAGGCTTGACAATAATACCCAAATCTGCTATAATACTTCTATCAACTCGCAAAACGGACTAAAAATGACATACGACAGCGACATTG